TCTTTAGTACAAGCAATAGTTCTTGAACGACAATGGCTAGTTCCAATAATGTCTAAATAATATGGGCTATCAAATTGTTTTGTTAGTCCAATCGCATTATCATCATCAGAATTATAACGACTATAACCACTATACCCAAGTGCCTTATCATTAAGGTCAATGTGTTTAGTTTTATAAGGGTTATCATCTTTGCCCTCTTGTTGTGCAAGTATATCTGGGTTAAGGTCCTTTGCTTTTAGTTCTTCACGATAATAAGCATAAGCAAACTTTTTTGCATTATTCTCACTACCATAACTACTTTCCCCTATTCCACCATAAAGACCAAAATCAAAATGTTCAGATACTTGTCTGTCATTTTCATCTTCATCTTCTTCTAGGTTTTCTTTTGCATAAGAGAAATAAAAGCATTTATCTTTTGCTACAACATCAAGGGGTTGTCCATACTTTCTTTTAAGAGCTTTGCAAGTATCAACATCTTCTTTTGGATATGCAGTTTCAACTACTTCTTTTGCAATCCTAAAAACTTGAGGATATATTTGGTCCACTTTTTCCCTTGCGCCAAGATATGCCTCTCGTTCTTGTGTGTTTTCTTTTTCTGCACTTTCAACATACCGATTTAAAATTTTATTTCTAAATTCAGTATTCATTCTTATTTTACTCATTTCACTCCTTTTGTTTGTTTATACATATATGGGAATATATATTAAATAAAATAATAAGTCAAACTTTATTTTTTTTATTTTTAGGGGAGGGTGGGCCCAGAGTTAACAAGCCTGCGACATTTTGGCTCTTTACTACTATGGGAATATCTGTTAGTGTAGCTATATAACAAAGGAGTGAAAATGATGTATATAATAATGAAAGAAAAATACTATCAAGGAATAGAAAATTCCTATGACATAGTAGATTATACTGACAACGAAGCTAAAGCAAATGATATGTTGCAAGGCTATCAGTTAATCAATCAAGACAAGCATACAAAATACCAGATTGTAAAATACAATCCTATGTTTGTTTATAAAAAAGATGAGGATAGCGCGTGAGATATAAAGGAACAATACAAGATTATTTTAATATCAAACAATCTGGCTCAATAGTTTTATTTACACCAGAAACTAAAATGGCTAAAGAATGGTGGGAGGAAAATGTTGAAGAGAGCCAAACAATTGGAGGTGCCTATGCTGTTGAGCATAGATACGCCAATGATATTATAGAAGGATTTACAGAATTACTACAAACGTAGTAATTCGTAATGGGACAACTTCTCTATTACTGGTGATGTCTATAGAACATCTATTGGGAAGAGAGAACTGATCCCTGATCCTACAATGGTGTTGAACTAACCATTCAACTGTGGGATCTGGGATCAGATGTTGTGACTGCGGGATATTAACCGCTATAGTACAGGTCGCGATTGATGTACACGATGGCTACAAAGCTAGAATGAGTAGTCCGCCTGCACAGGACAACAACTGGTCAAAAAAAAATAAAAAAAGAGAAAGCGAGCGAGCGAGCGAGCAAGCCCGGGAGGGTGGGCCCTAGATTAACAAGCGCGAGTTGTCAAGCAAATAAAATTCTTGACATTTAAATGTATGGGATTATATAAGAGTATTAAAAGGAGTGAGAAGTTATGAAAATAAAAGAAGCAAAACAAATTACCGGATCATTAACCCGGACAAGTAAGATGCCAGGCCTGAGTTACAGCCTGCCAGCCTGGGAATGCAAAACAGGCTCGAAGCTGCGGAAGGTTCCAGGCTCTGTCTGTGCCAGCTGTTACGCCCTGAAGGGTAACTACACAAGATATAAAGCTATTAAAGCTGCGCAGTATGTAAGACTCGACAGCCTGAAGGATCAACGCTGGGTCGCGGCTATGGTTGCGCAGATTATAAGACAGAAATTTTTTAGATGGCATGATGCAGGAGATATACAAGATCTTGATCATTTAAAGAAAATTTTTAAAGTTTGCAGGTTAACACCGGAGACTAAGCACTGGATGCCGACGCGGGAGGCGTCCATCCTTAAACAGGTGACGCCTGAAGAGGTTCCGGAAAATTTAATCATTAGAATGTCTTCTCACATGGTAGACCAGGGACCAGTTAAATTCTGGCCGTGGACATCTACTGTGACAAGCGGGCAGGGCACAGCGTCCTGTCCGGCTCCTAATCAGGGCGGCCAGTGTGGCAGCTGTCGACAATGCTGGGACAGGGAAACGCCAACCGTTTCATACGGCAAACATTAATGAATCATGAATGGAAGCACCCGAACTGGTACAAAGCGCTGCGCAAACAGCGGAGAGAATTTCAGGCGAGCGAGCGAGCAAACGAGCGGGTGAACGAGCGAGCTAGCGAGCGAGCAAGCAAGCCTCAGTCTAAACGATCCGCGAGCAACAAACGTTGAATGTTGTCCCAGTCATTTGAAGCGAGGGCAGGCACTTCTCTACAGTCCTCAAGCAGACCGAGAATCGACGAGCTTCCATAAAGTTTTATGGATCGAGGAGAGCCCTTCGGGCTTTGTTGGACCAAAATAAAATTACGTTTTGTCATAGTAGAATGGAAGAGAATTTGGTGAGGACTAAACCTTACTTTTTTGTTGTCTGTGACCTTCAGCTCAACCATAAAAAAACCACAAGAATCAGCATAACCCAACAGATCTGGAGTACCAAATGAACTCCAAGACTCCAGTCTAGTCCATGTAATTTTGGGTGTATTTTTCTTTAATAGTTGCCAAAGTTTTGTCTCTGGTTTCATCGTACTGTGCCTTATAAATTTGTCTCATAACTGTGGTGAAAGGATTAAGATCATAGTCCTTAGCACAGCCAGATAATAGTATTAATATTATGATATATCTCACATTTGACTTGTACGCTAACTTACGTTATAAGTCAATCTATGGGAGTACCAGCCAAATTAACAGAAAGACAAATAAAATTTGCAGAGTTATTAGTATATAACGAAGGCAGAATGTCAGCATCTGAAGCAGCATATCAAGCAGGGTATAAAACACGTCCCAGACAAGCTGCATCAGAGTTAAGAAGTCCAAAAATATCTCCATTGGTTGTGAAGTATATAGGAGAACTCAGAGCAGAGGTACAAGAAAAGTATGGCATCTCCTTTGAAAGACATATTACAGAGTTAGCAAAAATTAGAGATGACGCTAGAGCCAAAGGTGCTTGGAGTGCAGCTACCAATGCAGAAGTTGCACGTGGAAAAGCTGGTGGATTATATGTAGACCAAAAGTTAATTTTGTCTGCAAATGTAGATAACTTATCTGAACAAGAAATAAAAGATAAGATGAAAAAAATATTAGAAGATCACAAAGACCTTATAGAAGGTACAGCAACAGAAGTGTCATCACTACCAGATGAACAATCAAAAACTTTAAAAAAGCTAAATTAAGTTTTTTTCCGGGAAACAGTAAGTATTTTTCCAAATCGTAATGGTTTGGGTTGATTGACTGGTGCTTGGAGTCCTTGTGAGTCTGGGCCTTTAAGCGGGGGGATTTGTTTCCATTTAACATTGGGCATATTCCTCGTAAGTGTCGGATTTTTTTTATTCATCTACTAGAATGTAAGAGATGTGAGTGTATTTATTTTTCCTCGCAAAGAGACAACGCTGATCACCTCTGATAACAGTGCCATCACTTTTTTTAATTTGAATAGGGTCATTCATTCCATTTTGTAATAAGTCTTTTTCTAATGCTATATAAGTTTCAGTTTCATTGCAACCAGGTAATTTAGTTTTTCTGGTTTGAGGAATCTGATCAAGTTTAATAACAGACACACCGGGGCCTGTTGTATTAGCAGTTAAAAACTTCAGAAAATGATTGCGCCTAGTATAAAACCTATAACACCACCGATGATGTACTCTCTGTGCATCAACCAAATGTGTTCAGCTTTAGTTTTTAAATCTTTTATCATAAATTTATTTTCTCCATCTTCATTATACACCCAATTGGATAGACATTTCTATCAGAAAATAACTCATCCCCTTGTTCATAACTAGCAAAAGTCCATAAGTTTTTTCTATCTTTTTTAAATACATAGGCTTGAGTAATCATTGTGCTGGGTTTAAAACTAACAAACTCATCTTTAGTTGCATGGCCCGCATCACCTGTAATGTCCGCCCAAGTGATCTTATAAAAATAATATTTCTTATTTTTAATTATCACATGTCTGTACTTAGACTTCTTCCTAGATTTTGGCATATGATTTTATACTATAAGGAGAGATTTTAGGCAAAAAAAGTTTTTAAAAAAACAAAAAGGGTCGCGCACGCCGAGTACATAAAACAGAAAACCCAATGAAATCAATGCTTATTTGACTGTGCCACGGTAGAATCTGCTACTATTCAATAAAGACGCCATTTGTGCCAAGCTGTGCCACCATATTTGGACGTCGCGGAACAGCTACTGTTCGCTAATACCAACACTAATAGCTTAAAAAAGGGCTTTGTGCCACTGTGCCACGGTATTTTTTTTTACTCTGAAAAAAAATTAAAGGGGTCAAAATTTCTCTTATAGT